TTTGCTGGTGGGAAGAACGATTTTATTAAGAGGGGTATTGTTGCAAATGGATTTAATAACTGAAGTATATTCGGGAACTTATCAATTTGTTTATCATCCCCAAACAGTTGTTTTGATCCCCCAGCATAACCAACACTCTTTAAGAAATCATACATTCCTAATGCCTTTGCAGCTGAGGTTGCTGCTTCTCTTACACCACCACCTTCTGGTAGTTTTAGAGGATATTCTTTAAGGAATCCTTTGATATATCGCTTGGATCCTGATGCTATCCATTCGCCTACTGCCTTACCACCTTCAATGATGCCATTCATCGCACTCATGAATTTAGCACCTGCCTTATCTGGTCCACCACCAGGACGGATCAGTTCATATAAAAGATCACCTACAAATACACCAATGGTTTCTCCAAGGAGAGTTCCAACAATGGGAATTGGTATAAATGATCCAAGTAACCCACCAAGTGCGGCACCTAATCCCTTGAATAATGCTTGACCTGGAGGTTCACCTGCAAGTAATGATGCAACAGCAACAACAATAGGACCAAGGATAGGTATTCTACCAAATATACCTTTTACGAATTTGACTCCTGCTTTACCAAGTAGTTTAGTCCCTAATCTACCTGGTGCTTTACTAAGACCACCTTTTAATAGACTACCTCTTGGTGCTGTTCTAGATGCTAGCGAACTTGCTCCAGGTCTAGAAACAATTTGACCTTTCTTTAGAGCTCTATTTACTGCTGCCTGTGCTTGAGATGGAGTCTTGCCATTGTTTAATGCATTCTCATATATCTGTCTTGCACCAGGACCGAATCGTCTCTGGACATTTCTGATGCGTGAACTTCTAACTCTTTCTGCTGCTGTTGGTGGCCTACTTGTACCACCTCCTGTCCTACCAGGACCACTAGGTTTTCTAGGTTTATCAGTCCTACCAGGTCTAGTTCTTTGATTTATTGCTGCAACAATTAGAGCAGCATTGAATAAATTTCGTACTGCTCCTAAGAAATTATCAAACTTCTTAAGACCTTCCTGTCCAAATCTATCTTCAGCAAATTGTCTAGTACTATCAATAAATTCATAACTCTTTTCAAGAAATCCTCCGACGTTATCAAGAGTTCCAATTGCAAAGTCAACAATGAAGTCAAAAGTGCTTGCAATAAAAGGAATAATTGGTTTGATAGCTCCTGTCTCATCTACAAGACGAGTAAGGACAAATCCCAACGCTGTATTAACGATAAAGTTTTTAATCCTATCAAAGAAGGGAACCTTAGGTAAAGGAAGTTTAGGTGCTGCTTTCTTTTCTTCTTTCGTTGTTTCTAACTTTTTCTCACGTTTATTTCTTTTATCTGCCTGTTCTTTTTTATTTTTATCTGATTCTTGTTTTTTCTCTGCAGCAAGAGAACCCTTAAGAATTTTATTAATTTCAATTATTTTAACTTTTGCTTCCAAGACTTTACCTTTTCTTGGAGAAATATTAGCAGCACCTATCCTCGTGGTTTTTACCTTAACAATTGATGATCCTGGTGCTGTCCCTGGTAATAATTTCATTTACCCTATCCCCAAGACTTTTACTTTTCTTGGATCATGCATCACAGCAGCATTAAGATCTGGTAGACTTACTCCAGGACTTGGAGTGATAGACATTGGAGCATCAACTGCAAGTTTGATACTATCTAACATTGATTTGATGTCAGCTTGTGATGGTGGTTTAACTGATGCTTTGGGTTTCGCTGCAGTTATGTTGCCACTATATGATGATCCACCACCAGATCCACGAGTGACACCACTTGATAAGGTGGTGCTAGGTCCTGATGTAGATGCTAATGTAACAGCAGGTCCACCAGTTCCTATAAGTCTTCTCCAGTTTTGAGGTGGGTTTGATGGAACGGGATCACTCTTACCAACTTGTGAAGTATAGTGATAGAAATTACCACTAGGGTGGAACATCGGATCTGTTGAACCTTTATTTCCAAGTTGAGATTGTCCTTTGAAGTCTGTTCTTCCGTTTGATATTTTAAGTGCTTCTGCTATCTTTGCTTGACCCTGTGGTGATGCTAATTTTTTTGCAAGTTCTGGATCATCATATGCTTTGCCAGTATATACTGCTTCAAACTGACCTGATTGTGATCCGACAGCAGCAATTGTGTTAGGCCAATTTGGATCTGTTAATCTGTTTAGAACTGCTGCAGCGACTCCATATTCGTCATCAGTATTTCTTGCTGCCTCAGCACTCACAATATAAGCAAGGTCTCTGAAATCTTGTGCTGTTAAACTTAAAGTTCCACCACTTCCACTAGATTTTGCTACACCAGAGGCAGAAATATTAGGTCTTTCAGTTCCATCTGGACTAATTCTTGCACCAGGTTCTTCATTTGGAGGGACTTCACCACCAGAGGAATAATATCCTGGTTTAGATGTTCTACCTCCACCACCAGCAGAGTTGATACCCTGCATAAATCCAACACCATACTTACTAACTGCTCCTCTACTCATAACAAACTCACCAGGAGTGAGCATAGCAGGGACAGTATCAGCATTCCCAGAACCAGGAACTCTACCACCAGCACTGTAGAATGAGATATTCTGCATCATGTTGCCAAGGTTTTCTATGTTATCATCTAACTGAGTCTTACCTTGTGCTGCTCTTTCTGGATCATTAGATGCTTGCGTGCCTGTATACGCTGCATAACCAAGAGCACCGACACCTGCAACTGCAAGTGTCTTCAGTGGATTCCTTACTGCAATGCTAATAAGTTTGCCTGTTAATTTAAGTATCTTAGGTATGAAAAATGTAACTAAACCAACTAAACCTTTGAGAAATCCTCCAAGTCCAGTTCCAAATAACAAGAATCCTGCCAAAATAGCAGGCCAAGTATCTTTAAGGAACCTACCAATTGCATTTATTTTTCCCTTATTATTCTCATCACTAAACCAATCAATAAGTTTTATAAGAACTCTGCCAATAAGAACAGTAAAAATAAAATCAAATAATTTATCAAATATACTTTTTACTGGTTTTAATACTTTTGATACTGCCTTCCCTAAACCAGAGAATGCTTTCTTTTCTAACTTATCTTCAGATGCAGATCTCCTCTCCCTCTCCTGTTTTCTTTTCTCTTTTGCTACAACTTGTTTCTTAAATTTTTGTTCTGCTCTCAGGGTTTCTAAGATAGAATCGATACCCTTTAGAACATCATCTAAATTTTCTTGTGTCTTTTCTGTAACTGGACTAGAAACGAATGATTGAGCAACATTTCCAGACGTTTTTACTATCGCTCCACCGCGACCACCGCCTGGAAGTGCTCTATTAGTAGAACCCATGGCGGGCCCAGTTTTCTTTTCTAATACCTTATTGACAAACTTCTCAAAATTTATTTTATCTGCTCTCTTTTTAAATCCTTCTTTTCTTTCAGCAGGAGACAACCTTTGACCCGCAATCGTTCCACTGGAGGTAAGTTCATCAAGATACGCTGCGTATCTGTTTCCTCCAAAAAACTTTGATGGTGAGAGTGCTTTAGTTGAACGCATTTTGTTGTTTGTTCTTTAATTCCTCTTCTTCAAGATGCTGCTGCAGAAGGGCAACATAAATGTCTCGTTCCCAAGGCATCATGTTTTCAATCTCAGTCAAACTATATTTATGGTACTGCATCAAGGCAAAATTAAGTTGAAAGTAATTCAACAAATCCATGTGTACCATGCCTAGGCGAAAAAAGATGATAACCCTTCCAGAACGATGTCACTCTCGACCTTTGTATTTGGATTTTTTACCTTAACTGTATGAGAAAGTTTAGGCATAGTTTCAAAGAACTTCTCAATATCTTTGAACTGAGAAGAGTTCATTGACTCAAGAAAATCTGTAATCTCTTTCTTTGTACAATCAGCGGTAACCCAAACATCATCTTCTGTGTAAATTTTATCAATACAAGAAGCAATCAGATCAAATGATTGATCCATTGCACTCTTATCTTCAAAGTCAAAGTTATTTTTGATAAACTGCTCAAGAGATGGATACTTCATTTCCATCATGATTGTTTTATCAACTTTAATTTGATTCGTGTGATCTTCACTCTTTTGAACTTTAATATCATCCAAATTAATCATTACAGAAACTTCTGTTTCTTCATCGTCAGGACATATCAGATTAACTTCAATTTCCTCCCCAACTGACTTACCACGAATGTTCAGGAACAAATATTCAATATCAAAAGTAGGAAGATTTTCTACTTTAATTCCTCTTGTTTGAATACAGTTTTTAATTACTGACTTAATAGCAGTTGTAATTTGTTTTGTATCCTCACTCTCAAGAGCGATGACAAGAACCTTTTCTTCTTTTACAAGGAATGGTCTGTACTGGATTGTTTGTCCTGTGGATGGCAACTCAAGTTCATATGTAGGAGTCGCAATTTTTGGTAAAGGCATAATATCTTATAAAGATTTCAGTATGATTATTTATTGGGGTGGTGTAATGTCTAAATTAAGTCCTTGACTGAAGGCGAAATTAAAATTTGCTTGTCCTTCTGCTGTAAAAGGATTTACATTAAGATTAGAAGCATATGCATTGATTGTATCTGAATCATATATGTCACCATAATCAGCATTAAATGAAAATGGTATATCGGGGTTTGCAGCAAATGCTCTTCTACCGAAATCTGGAATGTTTCCTGTACCAGGAGCTTTGATTCCTTTTAATATATAACGAATATATGACATGGATACTGTGCACTTTAACAATGAAGATGTATCATAAGAGACAGACATTGAATTAATTGCCAATGGAAAAGATCTGATAAACTCATATTCTAAAACAGAAGTATAGTCTTTCTCAAACTTTCTTACAATCAAACCCTGATCAGAAATATATTCATCGGGATATTTTACTCTATATGCAT